CAACTCTTGCACCGTTCTTCCCACCGTTCTTCCCACCAACATTCTTTGCACCACCATTCTTTCCACCAACATTCTTTGCGCCACCATTCTTTCCACCAACATTCTTTGCGCCACCAAGCTTCTTCGCACCACCATTCTTTCCACCATCCTTCTTTGCGCCACCAACATTCTTTGCGCCACCAAGCTTCTTCTCACCACCATTCTTTCCACCAAGCTTCTTCGCACCACCAAGCTTCTTCTCACCACCATTCTTCCCACCAAGCTTCTTCTCACCACCAACATTCTTTGCACCACCAAGCTTCTTCTCACCACCAAGATTTACATGTATCGACGAGGATACAGTAATTATCAGAAAAATTGAAGATGCTTACGAATTTGTCCCAATGAAAGATATTAAAATTGGAGACACAATAGTAGGTGCCTCATGGGATGAACTAACATCAGAAATGGAACAAGATCCATTTACATGGTCATCTGAATCAATGACAAATGCAAAAATAGTAGAAACTGAAGTTACAAACATCATCCCTTCTGTTAAAGATATTACAATGTACTTTAACAATGATATGAACAAGAGATTCTCATTAGAGCACACAGTTCTAGTTAAAAGAGAAGACAAGTACATGTTTATAACAACAGGAACTGTTGAGCTAGGAGATACCATTGTAGAGACTGGTCCAGACTGGACACTTGTTGAAACTTCAGTATTAGCCATAGACACAATCGATGAAGAGAGAAATGTTTATCAGATCGATGCTTCTCCAACAGACATCTTGATTGCTGGAGGAATAGTAGTACACAACCTTAAGATGTTCTAGTGTCGATATATCATCTACACATACCTCGAACTTCTGGAGTGTACATTAGAAATAATATAGTCCCAGACCTTATTTCTAAAGAAATTCCTCACTTTGCATCAAATAGAACAGAGATTGATGTAGATCATATTGCCAAAAGTAAGTTTGTAATAGGACACTTTGGAAGGATGCCATTGAAATATATGGATTCTCCCAAAGTATTCTGCTTGCTCAGGGATCCAGTAGAAAGATATATTAGCTATTTTAAATATACAACGGGATATATTACTTCAAAAAAAGCGGCGGAGCAGAATCTTGAAAACTGGTTATATGGACCCCAGTCCATTATTCAAGCAAACTTACAGGCAAAATTTTTAACTGGATCAACAAACGTTAAAGAGTTTAATAAGCATATAGGAAACTTTGATGCATATATTAATAACATCTGGCACCTAGAAGAGTATTCCCTAGATATAAGTCATATTAAAGAAATTATTAAAGACATCAATATTTATACTATGGAGAATCACGAGACATTTAAATCCGATTTTAATAAAGAAATTGGAGAACAGATAGGCCTTAAAATATTTAAACATAAAGATAAGGCAAATGAGTCTCCATCCGTAAAAGTTAAAATAGATAAAGCTCATTTAAAAAGAATTCAAGAGATCAATCAATTAGACTATGAGGTATATGATTATGTCAAATCAAATGAAAAAAGATAGCAAATGGTCATTTTTTAAAATATCTACATTTAAAATTGATGATATAAAAAATGAAATATTATCTTATAAAGAAGAATGGATAGAAGATCAGTCTAGGCAAAATACTTATTATACCCACAAAGACACAGAAACCATAAGCATGATTGTTTCAGACTATAATTGGGTGGCTGGACAGCCTCTCAATAAATATATTAAAAACAACTTTAATTCAGATAAAGCAAATAATGAAATTCAAGATATTTATATGCAAATATCAAATGCGTATGACGGAGAAATTGTTAGATGTGAAATTGTAAAACTTAAGGCGGGTGCAAAAATAAGAAAGCATGTTGATGGTGGAACTATGCTTCACTACTCTAGAAGAATACATATACCAGTTATAACCAACCCAGAAGTATATTTTACTGTTAATAATGAAAAAATAAATATGATAGAGTCACAAGGATACGAAATAAATAACACTTTGCCACACTCCGTGGAAAATAATAGCGCCCTAGATAGAGTACATATAATCATTGACATAATGCCAAATAATATGCTAAACTATATCAAGACAGGAGAATAAAATGCAAAATTGGTCATCAAAAGAAGAGCTTTTCCCAGGAGTTTGGGTATATAGAAATGTATCTGGATTAGACATGAACCTTATTCAGAGACTAGAAGATCTAGTTAAAGAAAGCGACGGCAGGCTTGATTGGCAAGAAGCCATGGTTGGATACATGGAAAAGAAGCCAGACTATAGAGATTGTCAAGATATCAAAGTTGGCCCTGTAGAAAATCCAGCAAACCTAGTACAAGAAAAATTTAATCAAATCTGGAAAGATTCAAAAAATGCTCATTCCCCAGCAGTCCAAGACTACTTGACAAAATATAGTATTCGAATTGATTATTGTGAAGTTATGAATTTTATATCTTATGGACCAAATCAGCATTTTCAAGAGCATGCAGATCACGGATTCTCTTACAGCGCAACAGTCTCCCTAGTCGCATATCCAAATGAAGATTATGAGGGGGGCGAGCTTACCTTCCCAAAACTTAATTTAAAAATAAAGCCAAAGGCTGGGGACCTATACATATTCCCATCAACTTATTTGTTCTCACACAGAGCAGAAAAAGTATCCTCTGGCAAAAAATATTCAATAGTAACAATGCTTGACTACAATGATAACTCACATAATGATGAGTATATGCAACTAGTTCAGAGAAGAAATAATGCACAATTTCCTAGCTTATAGTACCGACCCAGATCTTGGACAAGTATCCCCATTAACAATAACTCGTGATTGGATGGATGACACTTGGGAAGCTCACGCATACCACTGTTTTCCAGTAACTCTAGCAAATGGATTAGGGTGGGGAATATCATTTCCAGAAGACATATCTTTTATATGGGATGGGATATCTGATTCAACGCCAGATCACGTTAAAATATTAAAGGGCGAAAAGTATGCTTATTCAGGAAGAGCAAATGCAACAATTAGTTTTAAGACAGGATTAATGTTTAAAACAGAAAATGAAGTTAGTTTGCTATCAATGCCAGCACCAAACCATTTTATTGCTGGAGCCCAAGCTTTTACTACTTTAATAAGTAGCTCTTTTTTTAAAGGAGACCTCCCTTGTGCCTGGAGAGTAACCCAGCCAAATGTTGAAATAACAATCAAAGCTGGAACTCCAGTAATTGCTATTTTGCCATTAGATCTAGCGCAACTACAAAACTCTGAGTTACAGATTGAAGATCTTTCAAAACTTCCAGCATCATCATTCAATGCTAGTGAATATTCTGAAATTGTTTATGGCATAAACAGAGAAGGAAAATGGACTGACTTCTATAGAAACGCAAAAGATCATCTTGGCAATACCATAGGTGAGCACCAGGTAAAAACAATTAAGCTAAAAGGACAGTCCCATCAATAAAACCAAATATGGTAGAATACAATTAAGGAGATCAACATGCAAATAACTAATAAGGATTTTAGAGACCACAGACCAGTATCAATAACGCCATCTGGATTTTTTGGCGATTCATCAAACAATATTGTTGAGTTAGAGAATTTTCTTTCGGTAGAAGAAAGAGAGCGCCTTATGAACTTTGCACTAAACAATAAAATTTGGGACATTACAGAAAGCCACTCAGATGAAGACGGCCTAGTCCTATATGATGCTGATGTATGGAAAGATCGAGTATGTACCTATAATTCATTAATGGCTTCAGACCCAACAATACTTGATTTGATTAATAGCATGATTGCCAGATTAAAAATTGAAGTAGATAAATTTTTTGATGTAGATGTTAAAGAGACGGGCCCAGCAATTGTAAAGTGGCCAATTGGAGCAAGACAAGAGCCACATGCAGATAAAGAATTTCACACTGGCCTAGAGCAAGGAAGACCAAATGATTTTCCGCACTATGATATAGCTGGCCTATTTTATTTTAACGACGACTACGAAGGCGGAGAACTTTATTTCCCACAACATGGAATAGAGTTTAAGCCTAAAGCTGGAGCAGCATATTTTTTCCCAGGTGATAGACTTTATACACATGGAGTAAGACCAGTTAAGTCTGGAAATAGATTTACTTCGCCATTTTTTTGGACGATTATGAAGCATACAGGAGAAAGACAGCCATGACACTAGAACACACAGAAATTTATCCAAACGTATACGTATATAGAAATGTATTAAAAGATCCTGCAAAAATGTATGAAATCATGAAAGAGTCTGAGCTCGACGCAGATGGTAAATATGTTTTGGGCAAATGGGATCCATGGGCTCACTTTGGAACATACACACAAGTTAAAGATTCGTCACAGTTTGATCCAGAGCTATCCCAAGATGAAAGATTTATTAGAGAAAAAGAATTCACAGAAGAAGTTCAAAAAGCATACGACCAAGTAATCATGGATTATGTTGAAAAGACTGGCATAGCCCTACCAGAGTCATGGAGATTTAGCGGCTGCTCATACTCAAAGTATTTTGATCAGATAGATGTAATGTCAAACAAAATGACAATGCAGTACCATACAGATCATATAACTTCACAAAAAGATATGCCTGGAGATAAATTTTATATAACATGCACAATGTATATTAATGATGATTACGAGGGCGGGGATATAGAATTTTATGTTGACGGAGTACTTACAAACCACAAGCCAGTAGCTGGAGACATAGTTGTTTTCCCATCAACAGAGCCTTATTTCCATGGCGTTAAGACAATATATAATGGAGAAAAGTTCTTTGTAAGAAACTTTGTTATGTATACATTTCCTGGAACAAAAGAATGGCTTGACAATCAATTAAAATTTGGTGCTTATCGCTGGGCAAAAGAAGAGCTTAAAAGAATTGAACATGATGATCCAAGAAACATGAGATATCTTGTAAATGGAGAATTGGTTGAATACGACGAGGTTCAAAAGAAAGCTAACCAGGAGGCACAAAAAAATGAAACTTACTAAAGTAACAGAAGATATATTTCATTACGAAAACCTGTTAACTGAAGAAGAGTGCCAAAAGGTAATAAATTTATTTAACAGACTAGAGGAAGAAAACCCAGATTACTGGAAGTCTATTTCTTTCTATGAATCTTATTCTGGAAGCTACCCAGAAGACAATAATCCTCTTCTTGCAGAGGTTGGATTACCTCCAACTTGGTTTAAAGACTTGGAGAATAAGTTTAGAGAGTGTGCAGCAGAAGTTGCTGGCCAGACCCCAGACAAAATGTCTAAAATAAGCTTTCATGTACAAAGATGGCTTGCTGGTGCGTTTGCCCCAAAGCACTCAGACAACAGCGATAAAGACGGAAACCTAGGAGCGTTTACGAGAAGTAGGTATGCTGGATTCCTTTATCTAAATGACAACTTTGAAGGAGGACTTTTAAAGTTTGAGGCAGACCATGGAAAAAATAATTTCTCCATACAACCAACAGTGGGATCCTTTTACATTTTCCACGGCGGGCATAAAAATATGCATGAGGTCACTTTAGTTACAAACGGAACTAGATACACAATTGGCTCATTCTGGGACGACAGAGAAGAAGAAGACTATCCCCAAGAAGTTAGAGACCAATGGGCAAAAGAATTAGCTGAAGTTAGAGCCTATCAAAAAGAACAGGCTGTCGAATGGCAAGATTTAAGAGATAAGGATCTAACACAACTCCCAGACGGTAAAGTTGTTCCAGCGGAAGAAGTTGGTCGAAAATAATGCAACAGTCAAAAGAAGTGTTTAATCCAGAAGATATGTATCATATGTTTGATCTAACAAGATTAAATAATGATATCTGGTATTTTAAAAATGTTGTAAGCTATCCTGATGAACTTGTTTCCTTTATAAATGAAGTAGATGGTGATTCTAGAAGTTATTCTAAAATTACTGCGTGGGAAGAGTGGACAGCCAGTAATAACAAAGAAGTCAAATACGGGAAAAACAAAAACGTTTTATGCGATAATATTAAGTCTGTTATTGACGATGGCCCCCTTGATAAAAAAATTCTATACATAAAAAATAGCCTAGAGATGGCAGTACAAATGTCATTAAATACTTACCTTGCGTCTCATGGTTTAGATAAAGATCATTATGATTTGCAGATGAGCATAATGCCTATTAGAATATGGGAAAAGGGCTCTTACATGGGCCCACACTGTGACAGTTATGATGGCAACCTAGATATAGCATTTTCAATAGTTATGTATTTAAATGAAGACTACGCTGGTGGAGAAATTGGATTCCCAAACCATGATGTGCTCCTTAAGCCAAAATCTGGATCACTTTTAATATTCCCAAGCCAAGAGCCATTCCTACACCAGGTCCATACGCTAGAATCTGGATCCAGATATACCTGCCACCTTTCAGTATATAAAAGGTAAGATGGTATAATTAAAAAATGGCAACAGTAGGCGTTAATGGATGGCGTTTCCCAACTTATACGGATTCCCCAGATGTACCAAGAGACCTTGGTATTTTAGGCACAGACATAGCTGCATTTATTGCGGCTAACCCTGGGCCACAGGGTGCGTCTGGGCCAGCAAATGTTTTAACAGTTGCGGCTACAAATACTATTAATCCTGGACAAAGTGCCTCGGTAACTATTAGC